GGCTGCTGCGGCATCAGTCTGCTTCTGCGCCTCTGCTTGCTTTGCGTCTTTTTGCTTTTTGCGTGCGAGAGCTTTTGCCTTCTTGGATGTGAGCTGGTCTTTTGCTTGCTGCTTCTGCTGCTTAATGGCTGTCTTCGCCTGCTTGATGGCAATCTGGGCCTTCACGGCCTGCAGCTCGCCCTTCGGCCCCTGCTTCAGTGCGCCACCCATTGAGAAGGGCTTCTGCGGGATGCCGTCCTCCTTCGCGCAGTTGTTGCCTGTCTTGAAGCCGCCAGCCCCAGTGCCGCAACCAGCGCTCGGGCCAACCTTGGCTGGTCGACCTGGGCGTGCCTTTGCTTTCTTGTTTCGCTTCGGCGCTCGAGGGGCGCCCATGCGGCCGCGTTGCTCGGCTCCGCTCTCGCGATCGAGTCTGGCGGCCTTTACTTCGCTCCACGTCCAGCCCGGGTCGCCTCCCCACAGCATCCAGGCCGTGTACCCAGGCGTCTCCCTGCCTCTGTCGCCCCAGCCTGGGCGGCGGTCTACCTTGTGCCGGCGAAACCATGCCCGCATTTCTCGGACATGCGACTCCGTGAGGTTTTCTCTGGCGGCGATCCTCTTGGCGCGAGCGACGGTTTCTGGCTTCAACCCATCGCCTGACCTGCCCTGCTCGTGAAGCTCCAGGCCCCGGCGGGCAGCGGCAGCCATGCCAGCGGACGGCCGAAGGTTCATTTCAGAGCGAAGCTCGATTTCAAGATTGAGGCTGCGAGATGACTTCGGGTGGCCGCCTGGAAGCAGGTCGTTGTCTGTGACGTACTTGGCGTCGTGCGGCCTGCCGTTGCGCAGCAAGTAGAGGTAGGCGTTGACTCGCGCCATCGCCCACTGGGCACGAGTGACGTTGGGCCGATGGCTCGTCGAGTAGGCTCCAGAGCCTCGCCTGTAGGCAGAGAGGAGTTGCCCAAGTGAAGCATGCGTCCAGCTCGGGCGACCTGACATCGAGTCGTTGTGGTCTTTGACCTTTGTCTCGAGCGCCTTTCGCGTTGCTTCCGAGACATCAACGCCGCCGGATGCGTTCTTGGCAGATCCAGGCGCATTATGGTCGCTGCCCTTGATCCGATCCTTTTCGGGAGCGGGGGTTGATTGCGACTTGTCGCCGGCTGCTCTTTGACTAGCGATGAAGTCCATTCGCCGCTGCTCCTAGGGCGATGGCCTTGAGCTTGGCGACAACTGCCGCCGTATCGACGCTTCTCGGCGCTACCTTCTGTGGCTCGCCTGCCTGCTCCACTACAACATGCTCGCTGCGTGGCGTCATGTCCTGCGGGGCGTCGTCGTCCTTGCCAATCGAGGCAAGAGGGTCTTCGATCTTGAGCTTCTCCTCTGGGATGATCCAGAGCCTGCAGATGCCCTTTTCCTCGATAGAACCTTCGACGATGTCGCAATTGCCTTCGCTGTTCCAGAAGACGCAGTTCGAGCAGATCATGCCTTGGTCTGCGAACATGCTGCGCTTCATGTAGCATGCGCCGCCTGGGCCACCTTGCGGCCACTGGCCGTCTTCTTCTGCGATTTTCTCAAGCGACTCGTACAGATCGTAGTTTGCTGCCGAGAGACTCCCTGCCGTGGGCTCGTCCATGTCCTCGTCGCGACTCTCTTCGGGTGTGTTGCTCTGTAGTGTGTCAGACTCGGGCATGGAGATCACGGATTCTGTGGCGACTTCGTGGCGCCGCTGGATCCACTTCTGGCCAGAGTCTCCGCCGGCGAGCTGCCACTCGATCCAGGCCGGCGAGCCGGTCCAGCTCGAGTTTTTTGCGGCTGCGCAGCGCTCGTGGATCTCATTGAGAAGGCCAACTTCTTCCATGGTCACAATTTCACGGTTTGCTATGCGTTCGGCGACCGAGATGAGCGTGCTGTCGACGCTGCCATGCTTGTCAGAGAGCTTCAGCCCGCGCTTTGCTGCGTTCGCCATGGTCTGGTTCGGCCGATTGGCCTCGCCGAGGGCCATTTCGAACGCGCGGCGGCTGACGACCACGCTGGACGAGCCGTACGCGGGCCGAACCACTGGCCCCACGTCGTCGAGCAGGCCGACAGACCGGATTTCCCGCCGGCGCATGCCCTTCGGATCAGTTGACCAAGCGTCGCCGCCGTCCCGCTTCACCGCGAACGCGAATGAAGAGCCGACCACATAGCCTCCGCGGACCAATTCGACGACATCTCTGGCGTCCTGGGTGTTCGGAGGCGTGATTTCGTACCGCAGGCCGTAGGCGTCGGTCGTCAGCTTGAGCGAATCGTTGGACGAACGGCCCAGAAGCACGTTTTTGTCGTGATTGAACACGCCGACAACGTCTGGCTTCTCGGAAAGCACCTCGTCGAAGGCGTTCGGGTGGATGGTTTCGACGAAACCGCCGAGATTTCGGCTCTCGGAGTTGAAAACTGCCGCGTATCCGACGATCACGGGCTTCTTTTCGCCCGTTTTTTCGCAGCCGCAGCGGTATTCAATGGCCGTCTGAGACGGAGTGATGCGACGTTCGATGTCAAAAGTGCTCATTTTGTTACTCCGTCTGGTTGGCGAGGTAATTTTCCGCGCCAATCTGCTCAATGACCTTCTGAATTGCCTCGATATTTGCCATCGAGTCCTCGCTGCCACGAAGCAGCTTTGTGAAAATCTTCGCTGTAATGGCATCTCCGACGGTCGTGCAGGTCATGAACCCGCCTCTTTCGACCGCGGCCGCTGCCTCGTCGCCCTCGTAGTTCGACGCGAGTATGCCTTCGAAGTCGTGACGCGGCCATTCGGTCACGTCGTGATCAAGATCCGGCGAGGCGTCGAAGAATTCGAGCCTCGCAAGCAACATTTTTGCGTGCGTGAACTCCTCTTCGGCGTATTCGCCCCACGTCTTGCCGAGCGAGGGGTATCCCCAGCGGGTGAAATGCTCTGCCTGCGCCTTGTACGCCTCTCCCTGAGACAGGTGAAGCTTCAAAGACGCCTGAAGGATGTCAACTACGCCTTCAAGTGGTGCTGGCATCTGTGTTCTGATGCTGCTCGCACCAGTTCTCCATCACGGTTTCGTACTTCAGGCCGCTGCGATGACAATTCAGCAGCAATTCCCGCGTTTTATTCATCCAAGATACCACGAAATCATCGATTTGTCGGCCGGTAGCCTCCGCGGCATCGCGCAGCTCGATGCGCATCTTGCGCTCGTGCGACTCAAGCCATGCGGCAAGCTTCTGTGGTTTGTTTCGCCGCTCGATGATCCCCTCGGCTTCGAGGTTGGCGAGCTTGCGGAGGGTGGTGCTGAACACAACCTCGCGGGCAACCTGATCTGTTGCTGGAGACGACTGCTCGTCTTGCTGCGGAGGCGCCTCTGCGGGCGGCGGCTCTGTCGGCGCGGTCTCAGGGGCTGGTGCGACTGCTGCAGGCGGCTCGACGGTAAACGACTCAAGCAACGCCATGTTGACCTGCACGAACCGCTTATCGCCGTTCTCGATAGGATTGAGACCTTCGCTCTCTCTGATTTCGTTTACAGAGAGAACGCCGAGCATCCAGAGCTCTTTGAAGTAGGCGGCGCGGGCTGCGTTGTCCCCTCGCATAAGCCCGCGAACGTCAAACTCAGCGAAGTACGTCTCGTCGTCGAGGATGAGATCCCTGCGGATGCAGGCCTCCCACCTCCGCAGCCACGGAACAAGGCTGAACGTGACGAAGTCCATGCCCTGCTGCTCGACGGAGCTGTACGAACTTTTCGTCAAGTCGCCAATCATGTACGCCGGGACGCGGAAGCTTCTGGCGATCTCCTCGACCTGATAGCGGCGAGTTTCGAGGAGCTGTGCGGAGTCGTTGTTGACGGAGATTTCTTTGGCGTGAATTCCGTGCGGAAGAACGGCCGTGCGGCTGGCGCGGTCTGGTCCGCGGTGCATTTCCTCCCAGGTCTGCCTGAGCCTCTGGGCAGTCTCTGGCTTGAGCGGCTGATCGCTCTCAAGAATGATGCCTGGGCGTGCTCCGTTGCCGAAATACGCGCCGCTATGTAGCTCTGTAGCCCTCGCCAGCGCAATTGCGTCCTTCGACAGGTTCGTCGGGATGTATCCGGTGACTCCGTCCTGGGTCAGCCAGCGAATGTGAAAAATCTGATCCTGGGCGTACGGGGTCGGAGTGGTCGAGTTTGGCTCTGTGTAGAGATACCGGAGCCTGCCGTTCTTGAGACGTTCGACCTTCATTCGCGACGGGTGCATTGGCCACAGTTCGGTCACTGAGCCGTACTGCCCAGGGCGAATTTCTGCGTACGCGTTGCCCCAGAGGAGCAGCCAGCTCTGCATGAGCTCGCGAAACTCGAAGCCGGTCATCCATCCATTTGGCGAGTCAGACAGGATCGTGTGCAGGGGGACGCCTGCGGCAATCATCTTCCCGCCGGATTCAATTCGTCGGTATAGATTGAGCGGCAGGGCGGCAACGGATTCGGAGATCACGCGGACGCACGCCAGTACCGCGCTGCATTGAAGCGAGGTCTCTGGAGAGATGGTGATGCCGGCGGCTGTCTTTCTGGATTCCGACAGCTCCTCGAAGGCGCGAATGGCGCTGCTGCGGAGCTCGATCATTTCCTCGACTTCGGCATCTTCCACTTAGATCACCAATATGTCGGGTTCAGCAGATTGGCCGACGACCTCTCCGCTGGAAATAGAGAGGGCCATGATTGCGGCAACGACGCCGTCGATTCTTCCGACATCGTGAGAGGACTTCTTGACTGGCTTGATAAGTCCTTCGTCATTGGTCTTGATCTGCACGTTGCTGGCCTGCCACGAGAGAACGGGATTTCCAGCGTGCCTGATCCTGCCCGAGAGGACTAAATTCTCCAGCATGCGAGTTGGAGAGTTCATCGGCCCGTAGCCCTGTCCGAAGGGATGCACGGTCTGCCCTTCAGCCGTAAGCTGAGTCATCAGGTGGACTGCGTTCCAGCGGTCCACCGCGATTCCTTTCACCCAATTCTTGCTACAGAAGTCGAGAATGTAATCTCGAACCACGTCATAATCACACAAGTCACCTTCACTTAGTTTAACAAAACCATCCTTCGCCCACTCGCCATACGGCACCCTGTCGTCCTTCGC